CCAGACGACCCGTCCGCGCACGTCGACCTGGATCTTGGGCGGCTGGCCGATCAGATAGATCCGGGGCACGAACTCCACCTGCATGACCAGGTAGGCGATCCCTCGGGCCCGGTGGGTCGTGGCGTTGTAGACGGACGGATACTCGGTGTTGAGCGTCGCGTCGACGGTCTGGGTCGTCGTCCCCAGGTGCTTGTTCACGACCTCGATCGTCGCGTCGGGGTCGCCGACGGGCTTGTCCGCGTCGACCCGGGTGTAGCGCTGCTTCACGGTCGTCCCCGTGACGGCGAGCTCGGTGTCGAAATAGATGTCATCGATCCCGGCGATCGCACCGTCATTCGGCGCGCCGTCGCGCGAGCCGAGGCACACGACGCCGACCAGGTGGAGGTCGCTCTTGTTTACGCTCGCGTCGCTCACCCGGCGATCGACCATCTGGAGCCCGAGCTGCCCGCGGGTGCCGTAGACGATCCGGCCCGGCTCCTGAGTCGAGAGGGGGTTGGCCAGCATCTGCGCGACCCGTTCGGGCAGGCCGAAGAACGAGCCGGCGAGGAGTGTCCCGCCCGTGATCGCGAGACCGACGTTCCCCGTCAGCGCCCCGACCGCAATCAGCGCCGCACCCGCGATGAACCCGAAGATGTCCTTGATCAGGCCCACCTAGCCCGCTTTCTCCTCGAGCACGGTCTGGCCCCACGGCTCGCGCTTCTTCTCGTTGTCAGGCACGACGTTGAAGAACGCGTCTTCGGCGAACTCCGGGAACGCGAGCCGGTAGGAATCGATGTTCGTCCGGACCGTCCGCACGCGATCCATGAGTGCGAACAGGTTGAGCGCGGTCAGTTTGATCGTGGTCGTCGCCACGCCGTCGGAGGGACGGGTGTCGTCAATCTCCCAACCGCCGCTCATCCGGCCCCGGAAGAGGCGGACGGGATCGGCGATTGCGGTCGATCCCGAGAAGTAGACCCGCCAGATCGTGATCGTCCGACCGATCGAGTCCTCGCCCAGGACCTTCGCGACGATCGTTTGATCGACGCCCGGCAGCGTGAGCGTCGCCTTCTGCTTCCGGAAGTCGCCAGACTCGTTCACGGGGTCGATGTCGATATCGCCGCCCAGCGAGGACCAGCTGACCACGCCTGCTCCGTCGCCGACGTCGAGTGAGAGGCCCGCGTCGCCCGTCGTGAGCCGGAGAGGGGAAACGGAGAAGTCCATCCGCACGAGATGCACGAACTTCGCTCCCTGGGACTCGGCCTCCGTCTTGACCGCGGTCGTGAGGTTCCTCGTCATCTAGATCTCCGCGAACTCGATCGCGAGCCCGACCACGGTACGAGGCTTCACGATCTGATAGCTGAAGTCGATCAGGACTGCCGTGATCAGCTCGTCCGTTCCCGTCTGTTTCTCGGTCACGTCCAGTGATGTGCGCTGGTTCCGCCACGTCTGGAGGTTGTCGAGGAACGTCTGGACCGTCGAATCGACCCTCATCGGCGGGTAATGCTCGGTCCATCGGCGCTTGGTCGACGAGATGTCGCGACCCTGAGGTTTGTGGCTGGCGGAGAATGACAACAGGCCCGCCGGCAGGGAGAGCGGCGGATCATATTCGCGCGGAGACCTTGGCCGGCTGAAGGCAACCATCAGATTAGACCGAGCTCCCTGGCGTCGGCGATGGCCCGGAGGATCTCGCCGCGCCCACGACGGACGACCGTCTCGGCCGCGCTCCGATCCACGACGCCCTGGATAACCGGCCCTCCGATGTTGACCGTGTTGCCACCCCCACCGCGACCCTCGCCGTTCGGAACCACCGTCACGTCGCGGTCGGGCACGATCAGCTCCGGACCGCGCTCGCCCACGATCGCAGGCTGACCACGACGAAGGGGTCCCCCGGCAGCAAGGCCCGGGATGGGCGAAAGTGCGATGCCGCCAGAGAAATCCGCGCCTCCGCCGAGGCCCAGAAGACTCGCGAGGGGACCCACGATCGACTGCCGTATCGCCAGCCGGCTCAGGTCGGCCAGGATGGAGGTCGTCATGCTGGTGAACGCGCCTGCGAGCGTCTCGGTCGACAGTGCCGCGGTCACCATGCTGTCCGCGAACCGGTCGCCGAACTCATCGACCACGCGCTCTTGGCGCTCGATGTCGCCGAGGACCTTCTCGAAGTTCCGACGGCTGATCTCCGACCGGAACCCCTGCCGGCGTTCCACGTCCCGCTCACGGGATTCCTTCCGGAACGTCTGCGCCGCCTCGAGCGCTTCGGCCGATCGGGCGGCATCCCTCTGCTGGTTGTCCAGCTCTGCGAGCTCGTCCACCAGCTTTCCGATCCGCTCGCTCGTCGGATCGACTCCGGCCGCCAGCAGGTTGACGAGCGCGGCCTCGAGCGCACTGGCGAGTTCGGCGTTGGCGTCGTACTCGATCTTCGTGCCCTCGAGTGCTGCAGTCATCGCTTCGATCTCGCGCCGGGTGTCGGCCAGCGCCGTTTCGGCCTCCTTGATCTTGTCCGTGCTGTCTTCGGTCAGGCCCGTCTCGAACGGTTTCAGCTCGGGCGTGAGCAGCTCCCGGCGGCGGCGGACCCCGGCGGCGATCTCGGCCTCACCCTTCCGGAGCCGCTCCTGCGCTCGTTCGAGCTGTTCTTCCAGCGAGGCTCGAGTCCGGCTCTCGTCGGTCTCGAGCAGTCCACCTACACCGGGGACCCGTCGCAGCGCCTGGACCGAAGCAGGGAGGCCCTCGAACGGACTCGGCGGCGCCTCGGCCAGTTTCGCCTCGAGCTCGGCGATCGCTGTTTCGGCCTCGTTCCGTTCCTCGGCCGCCCGTTTCAGCAGGTTGTTGACACGATCCACATCCTCCAGGCCTTCGAACGCTTCGATGCGCGGGGCTGCGAGACGGAGCGACTGATCGCCGATCTTGGCGAGCTGATCGGCCCAGAACTGCAGGATCGGCCCGCCCACCCGGAGGGCCTCATTGAACAGGCGGACGCCACCAGCGGCGCCCTCCCCGAGCGATCGGGCGAGCTCGTCGCTGTCGCCGATCATCTCGTCCATGTTCCGGATCGTGCGAACGAGCTCGGCGTTCAGGCCCTGCTCACCGATCTCCTTGGTGAAGATGGCGGACGTATCGGCGAGGTTGGAGAGCGAGCCGCCGAGGGTGTCCATGCGATTCTCCATCGCATTCGCCAGACGCGGGGAGTTGCCCATCTCCGCCAGGAACTCCGAGAGACTGTCGGCCGACAGATCGATCTCGCGCGTGATTCCTTGGAATGAGACCACGGCCCGGTCGCCCGTGATCTCCATGTCGACGCCGAAGCGTCGGAGAGGCCGGCTCATGCCGGCCGAGCCCGACACGATCGCGTCCGTCAGGGTGGTGATGTCCTGGGTGAAGGCCGCGGCGAGGTTGCCGAGACCCTTGAGCCGCTCCTCGTTGGGCGCAACGCCCCGGGCCCGGAGATCGACGAACGACTTCGTCAGGTTCTGGATCTCGAACGGAGTGGTCTTGGCGAAGTCGGTGATCAGATCGAACGCACGTTCGCCCTGGATGATCCCGCCGGTCACCGTCCTCATCGTGGCCTCGAGATCCTGGAGCTCGCGGTTCGTGTCGAATACGGCCCGGCCGGCTCTCGAGAAGGCCCTGCCCACAGCCCGGAGGGTGAAGAACCCCGCGATCGCCCCGGCCGCCCTCCGGAACGTCTTGCTCGCCCGGTCGGCTGCTCGCTCGTTGTCGAGGACCTCGCGCTTGAGCTTCTTCAGCGACCGTGCAGACTTGTCCGCACCGCTGTCGAGCTTGCCCGTATCGAGCCGGATCCCTGCGACTACGAGCTCTTCGGTCACCTACTCCTCTTCCCTCTTCCGACGCTCACGTTCCTCGTCGTCGATGCTGTCCTTCGCTGCCCACCAGATGAAGTCCTCGGTGGGCCACGCGTTCACGGCGCTGAGGCTGACTCCGACCCGCTCGGCAAGCCCAAGCCGGTGGTAGTAGCCTCCGACGACCCAGCCTCCATCCCGTCGTTCGGCCCGGATTTTCCCTTGGCTTCCTCCAGGCTCACGGCCACCCGCACCATCTCGATGTAGATCCGGTTGATGATGAAAGCCGGCACCTTGCGGATCAGGGTGTGGACATCGCCGCTCCGAAACGCCGGTGAGCCGTCCTCGGCTTCTGCCTTGTCCACGATCTCGCGTACCCGACGCTCCATCTTCGGCCACGCGCTCTCGTCCGGGCCGTATTTCTCGCGCATGATGGTCAGGGAACGGTCACTGTCCGCGCCCGTGAATGGCCGGAAGTAGAGGTGGACGACATTGCCCTCATCGTCGGTCCACTCCGGCACTTCTACGCGCTTGCGGGACTTGTCCGCAGCACGTGTGGCGTAATCGATGATCGCTGGATTGCCCATCCCGGTTTCTCCTCTCAGAGGTCAGTTCCAGTTGATCGCTGGCAGGCCCTGCCCTTGGAAGCCGAACGTCGCGATCGCGAGTTCACCTTTGTTCGATCGGTCAGAGACAGAGTTCGGGCGGATCTGCCCGAAGACCGTCTGCTTGTTGAGGTCGGTGACGAGGGTCACACCCAGCTCCGACGGGCTACTCCCCACGATCGCGTCGAAGAGGTCCTTCTGTTCCTGGTTGGCGTAGTCGAAGAGGGCGGTGATCTCCCCCGTCCAGTTCACCTGCTCGGGCTCGTAGGTCTTCCCCTCGTCGCCCAGAACCGAGTCCTCGAGCATCTCGCGGACGATGTCCGCCGACCATCCGCGTGCCTGGACGGCCTGGTTGTTGACGAACGTCACGGAAGAGTTGTCGAGCCACCCGCCGACGAGCTGTACACTCGGCGTGAACGTGATCGCGACCTCGTTGGCCACCGATGCCCCGACGGCGCCACCGGTGACGACGGTGTATTCGGTGGCATCGCCTGCCACCGTGAACTTGTCGCCGGGCACCACAACGCCCTGCATGGCCGCCCCACCCCCGTCGAGCGTGGCCGAGGTCGCGCCTTCGGCCACCGCCCCTTTCGTCTGCGGGGACCCGGTGGAGATGACCCCGCCGATGTGGACCTCCCCATCGATCCCGCGGAACGTTGACATCGCTTCCTCCTACGCCTTGACCTACGCCCAGGCGATCGTGAGCGGACCGCTCGGTCGCACGGTGAAGGTCACCTGGTCGTCGGAGCCCTTCTCCTTGCGGATGGACGCGTTCGACGGATGACCGCTGAATACGAGCTTCTTCCCTGTCGCGTGAAGCAGCTCGAGAGCCAGGGCGGCCGGATTCGTCTCGATGAGGCGATCGAAGAGCAGCTTCTGGCCCGTCGCATCACCGTAGTCGAAGTTGGCGTTGATCCGGGCCGTGAGATCGTACTGCTGCGGTGAGTAGGTCTTGCCTTCCTCGCCGAGCTCGGAGTTCTCGAACATGTCGCGGTCGATGTCAGCCTCCCAGCCGAGCACCTCGAGCACGGTGTTCGCATCCACCGTGACCGATCCATCCACTCCTCGGAACGTGGCCATCTCGTGTTCTCCTCTCCGGGCCGAGTGGCCCTAGACCGTTTCTCGTACCTCGAACCCCGTCTTGACGACCGTCTGGAACCATCCCTCGCGATCGGTCGTCGGCGCCTGGGGCCCGCTCGAGGCGCCGAATCGCACCCCCTGGACGACGACCAGATTGACGACGTCCCGCACGTCGTCGGCCAGGTCCTCGACCTCCTTCATGCCCCTACCCGGCGGGCCGAACACGTTGACGAAGAGGACCCCGGGGATCCTGTTTTGGACACCGACCGGTCCGCGGATCGTGTCAATGGCCGCCTCGCCCCACCGGATCGTGAGCCGGATCCACGGCGCCGGCGGTTCGGGCGGAATGGCCGGGTCGTCATGCCCTTCCCAGGCGATCGGCGTCCGGCCGGCCCAGGCCGTCTCGAACGCCGACTCGATCTCGGTGCGGCGGGTCTGGAGATCACTGGCCACCGCTACGGATCCTGGCCGCGATCTGATCGGCGAGCGGCTGAAGTCTCGCCGCCGTCAGTGCGATCATCCCTTGCGGTGCCTGCGACGAATGGCCGTCCTCGAGCGGCAGGATGTAGGGCACGGAGTTCGTGATGAAGATCGTATCTCCGACTTGAATCTCGCGGACGATCGTGAGTGCGCGGCCTATTGTCGGTCCCCCGTCCTTGTCCTTCCGTTCCTCGCTCTCGGTCTTGTCCGGGCTGCCCGTCGCGACGTTCCAGTTCCCCCGAGCCCGGCCCTCATCGACGGGCGTCATGAGCACCACGCCTTTCGTCGCCTCGAGGGCGAGTCCGCGGACGAGCTGATCGTTCCGCTCCCGGAGTGTGTCGATCAGGGCATCGGCTCCCACGAGCGGCATCAGCGCCTCAACTCGAGCGTGTAGGCGACTACCGTATCACCCGCGAAATGGCGCTGGACGCGAGCCACCTCGTAGGTCTTCCCGGCGAGCTTGACGACGGCGTTCGTGTCGGGCTCGTCCGTCACCTGGTCGGCCGGCAGGAAGAACTCAAGATCGCCGGCGCGGATCGTCTCGTTCGTCGACAGGAACCGAGGCGGGAACCCGAGCCGCGCATCAAGGGACTGAACCACACCCTGGACGGTCTTCGTCACCGTCGTCGGTGGCGGGGCTTCTCCGGTCGACGGGTCGTAGGGCTGGGGTGTCTTCGTCGTCAGGGTCGCCGTGGTCGTGACCCCCGCGCGAGCGACCGCTCCCACGGCGTTCTTCACGGCCTGGCCGAAGGCCATCAGGCCCTCACCATCCGGATGGAGCGCCGAGAGACCGAGGTCTGGACCGGTCGGAGGATCCGCTTGACGACCCGCGGGAGCACTCCAGCCTTCCGCGCGTGACGTGGCGTGACGCTCACCGGTCCGGCGGTCAGGCTCGCGAAGCCCTCCAGGCCCGTGTCGGCCTGGCGGTCCTCGCCGAGCATCCAGATCGCCGTCTCGAACACTGCGAGCTTGATCAGCTGGGGGATCGTGTCCTGATCGATCGAGTCACCGTCGCCGTCAACGGCCCCCGCACGCGGCCACTTCAGTGCCTGGGTCGTCGTCGTGGGGACGGCGTCGTAGTCCTCCTCATCCAGCCGCTTCGTGGCCATGAGGAGGGCCCGGTCCTTGTCGTCGTTCGACGCGCCCGTCCAGGCGGCCGAATTCAACCGGTCGTCGAAGTAGGCATCGGCCTCCGCGCGATCTACGTAAGAATTCGCGTTCGCCCCTTTGACGGTCGTGTCGAT